TTCTATAGTAAATAGTTAGATTTAATAAACGGAATCTAAGTAGGATGAGGGATACTCTCTGGGTCGGATTTCTTCTGATCTTAGTCTTTGTCTCCAATTATTATGTCCAAGTACTTGGAGATGAATTCTACAAGTCCGATCAGAAAGGTAAGATTTTTGATTTACTCCATATAACTCTTCCCGACCTGCATAACTATAAACCCTTTAACGATGTTATTATTACACTCACTGCACTTAGCTTCTTTTTTATTCCGAATCCTATTCCGATTGTAAAAGAGTTTGCTGGAAAGTTTCTCCTGATTATGGTGGTTCGTGCAATTACGACAATCGCTACAATTCTTCCTAAGCATGACAATTGTGATACGGCAATGGGATTTCTCAATTATTTTAAGGGCAATTGCTACGACAAAGTCTTTAGCGGTCACACCGCCTTTGTCTTGCTGGCTACGCTGATTTTCTGGAGACAAGGAATTATTAGCCCCGCCTTCTTTTATTTTATTAATCTACTCAATATGGCTATGATTATCTTAACGCGGTCGCACTATACTGTAGATGTTGTACTCGCTGTTGTGATTACATATCTAGTCTATGATGGCGATTACCATGTCTTTACCGATTTTTTTAAGGCTCATAAATAGGATGGATGGGCGTAAAATACCCAGAATTACACACCAAATTTGGCTACAGGGTTGGAATGCGCTGCCACCAAAATTCAAAGGAAATGTCGAGAGTTTGAGGACCTTAAATCCTGGATACACGCACATGGTCTGGGATGAAGCGAGTCTTCGTGATGAATGTAGAAAACTGTTTCCAGCTGTGCTCGCAAAGTTTGAGTCGCTACCCTATCTCGTTCAGAAAGTCGACTTTGGCCGCCTTATCGTACTGTATGCATATGGAGGCATAAGTGTAGATACCGATATGAAATCTCTGAAACCAATTGACACAACTCCGAAGATTGATACGGCTGAACTCATCATAAGTCTCTCAGCCTTTCCAGGAAATATGATAGGCCAGACAAATAATGCAATTGTCTTGGCAAAGCCGCATCACCCACTCCTTTTAGAACTGATTACCCGAATGACAACAGTAACCGCAAAGGAGTCAGATTTCTTAACAAAGGAACTCTATTTGAATGGAACTACAGGTCCTAGTCTTCAGAATACCTTTTTCTATGAACATAAAGGTGAGATTGTCTTTTTAGATCATAGATACTATGAGCCGTGTTTCTCAGTGGATCCTGTATGCACTCCTTCAAAGGAGTCTATCATGGACCATAAACATGAAATGTCGTGGATATCGCCATGGGCTAAAGTCCTTTTAAAGATTCTAATTGGACTTGTATATATTGCACTTGGTGTAGTTCCACTCATGCTTATTTACTGGGGATATGTACGGTTTGCCGGTAAAAGCTTCAGAAGTATCCTCTCTCTACGCAGCTGGAGGGGTACATAACAGAAGGAACTAGTATGGCTGCTGGGTCGGGCATTGCGGCTGGCTATAGTATTTGTCTAAAGACTTCAAATGAACCTATAGAGAGATGTCGAGTAGACCTCGTGGTGACATAACAACCCTAATCGATTTGGCTACCCGTGATAGTCAAGACGATTATTTCACACCATTAAATTCTGAGACAACATGGTTTGCACGCGACCAGGAACGGCGTAATCGCCCTTTTGTTCCAGCAGTCCAGTCCTTTGCCTTCCGTGGACCCGCTGCATTCGGTCAACGCTTCTCCTTTGATGTCGGCTCCATTGCATGTGGTGATCTTCTCTTTGGAGTGTTTCTCCAAGTGAAACTCGGTCACTGGTTTGATCCTACAACAGTTCTCCGTATCCTCTCAGGTCGGTACCAATATACGGATCCAAGTGGCGCCTGGTTCTATGCGAACTCCATTGGCACTGTCTTGGTACAGAAGGCGGAACTCGAAATTGAAGATCAGATGATTGAAACCATTGACGGCGATTTTGCCTTCACGGCAGGTCGTGTAATGGCCGATACGAATGCACAAGTTGGAATCAATGTAGACGGAACTGGATTTTCAAATCTGGCTCGCTTGAAGAGCTGGAATCCGAACCGTGTCTTTCCAACCGAAGGGGGAAAGCTCATGATTCCATTAAGTTTCTTTTTCAGCCGTGCGAAACTTAAGGAGGCCTTTCCACTGATTGCGTGTCGTGAAGGAACAGTTCGCATTCATATCACTCTACGGCCCTTCATAGATTGTGTACGAGTCGCCAACGGCCTTCGCTCCTCCTGTACGGCTACGCCATTAGGACAGACCTTCAATTTTATTGATAACGGCTTTCCCTTCCGACCCACTATTCAAATCACGGCGACAGACGATGCACCTGCATTTGAAGATTTCAAGCTGGTGACCTATGGAGCCTATGTAAGTGGTCTTGTGCGTGAGCGGATGCTCTATACACCCTTTGAAATGCTCTATCGTGGAGTTCAGACTTTTACCTTTTCTGAGCCTATGAAATATCTAGTGAATAAATCGGCAGGTGATACAATTACTGTACAGTTACCGCTGGAGGCAAATCATCCGATGGAGGAGATTATCTGGTTTGTCAGGCGTAAGGCGGCCATCATTGAAAACAATGAGTGGACGAACTATACCTCTGTAATCAGTGCGGAATATGACCCTATATTCAATCCACCGAAGCCCTTTGTAGTCTCTGCGATTCTACAAGTCAATGGAATTGAACTGATTCGTGCAGAGGAGGAGTATTTCCGTCAACTCTTGAGCCGTCACCATCTTGGAGGTATTACTTCGTATGCTTCCTACATCTATGGATATCCCATTGCGAGAAAACCGTCAGATCATCAGCCGAGTGGAACTCTGAATGCATCGCGTGCTCAGAGTGTCCGCTTGACGCTCACAGTCAGTCCTCCTGGTGGAGCATACAATCAGGAATGGGAGGTGGTCGTCTATGTTCTTGGTCTACGCTGGCTGCGCTTTGAGAATGGCATCGGCAACCAGATGTTTGATAGTTAATGAGGCTAGTAAAAATTTGAACTTAGTTGCCTGCATAGTGGTTATCATCACACAATGGCTACTCCTCGTCGTTTCAACAAGTATCCTAATCGAGTTGAGAAGGAACCAAAATGTGCACATGCCTTTGCAAGGACTCTCTTTGAAAATGAAGGTGCAAAGTTTGAGAATAACTCTCTTACAAATACAGGCTGGGCTCATATTCATGTCGCCTTTATTGTAAAGCGTGGCAAGATTCTCGCAGAGGCCTGTAATCAGTTCGGTGCACGTCATATGGGCTGTGGATATTCAGATTGGAGTATTCATGCGGAGCGTGCAGTTGTCAAGAAAATCGGCAATACTGATTTGCTTCGTGGAGCCGACATGTATGTCTTTCGTATGGGTCGCACAGCACAGAGTCGCTTCTCACAGCCGTGCCAGTCCTGTGAAGTCTTCTTGAAGAAGTGTATGAAGGAGTATGGTCTGCGGTTTGTCTTCTATTCTATCTAACGGGCTCATAGATAGATGGTCGCGGCACTCCTCAAAATTCTTCAATCTGGAATTCAGGATGTGCGACTCCTGGCTCCAAAGGGTCAGCCAAAAATAGATTTTTTTAAGAAGGTTTTTATTAAGGCAGGGCGATTTACAACGCAGTGGTCACGGATTGATTTCGACCAAATTCCGGATTTTGGAAGGGCGGCGACAGTCACCTTGCCGAGACAGGGGCATTTGATTAGCCGTCTGTATCTCGTTGTGAATCTGCCCGATATCGTGGGTGCACAACTTGCCGCTGCTACCGCTGCAGCCACTGCTGGACAGACACTCCTAGGACCGACCTTCGGCTGGACAAATTCTCTTGGCCATGTGCTTGTCAGTAGCGCACAGATTGATATTGGAGGAAGTCGTACAGAAGTGCTCGATTCACAATTACTTGAAGTGCTCGATGAGTTTCGTACACCTCTGGAGAAAGTGACTTCCGTGAATCGACTGATTGAGCGATATGACAATGGCTTTACAAAGAGAACCATTGGCTGGGATCCGCGCAAGCGCCCTGCACAAGTGGCTGTTCCACTGCCCTTCTGGTTTAGTCGAGGGGACGCTGGAGCCTTTCTACCGATTGATGCAATTAGTACAGATGCCGTGAAACTCACAATTAACTTTGCGCCTATTGGAGATACCTATGTCAGTGATGTAATAACGGATCCGACAATAACGCTTCAATTAGGCAAAGTCTATCCTCCCATTCTGGGCTCACCCTTCTATGTGGCGAATCCAGCGGGCACATTCACCTATAGTGGACAAGCGGCATCAATTCTTCCTGAAGTCACCATGCCGCTGATACAATCACTTGGAGATACCTATTTAATGGCGGAATACATCTATCTCGACAAGGCCGAAGCGAATCGCTTCCGTCTTGCTGATATTCTTTTACCGGTTCCGCAACACTATCGGATTGAACCGTATGATACGCGAAACTTTCCAAAAGTCTCTGTACCGCTTCGTATTCCCAATCCAACACGCGATATTTTCTTTTATGCAGGACGATATGAGGCTCCGAGTTATAATGCACCCTTCTTGGCTACTCGTGACCTCAGTGGCCTTGATTGTACTGTGGCACCTTGGTGGCCCGATGCAAGTGGCCTGAATGCTGCATATTTTACAGGTGACTATGTGCCTGGATATAGTACTCGTGATTCTGACCCCATTAGTGATATTGCGTTTATCTATGAAGGTCGGCTAGTACGATACGGTACAGAAGTCTCCTCACTCTTTCGCACGATTCTACCAAGCATCAATCAGAGAAAATCGCCATGGGTCAATCGATATTACTATAATTTACCATTCGGTGTGATGAATGGATTTATGGCACCGAGTCAACCATCTGGAGAAGCGAATCTTGACAAGATTCGACGAATCGATCTGGAACTTACGATGGCTGCGGATAGAGGGTGTCTGCCTGGTGCGGGCGTAGAGAGATTTTGGATTTATATCTGGGCAGAGACCTATAACATCTTCCGCATCTATGGTGGTCGTGCGGCGCTGATGTTCGCCTATTAAAAATTTGAAGTTGCTTTACTGCAAATAGTATCCTAGACTACCATGGCACAGCAACCTGACTACACCTACATGAATGACCAGATTGCATTTATCGAGGATGCAACGGAGAAGGCAACAAGTCTTTATGGAGATATTATTCGTTCAGATAATACGGTAAGCTTTGAAGCGTATACAGAGTTGCGTGAGCTCTATTATGAGATTACTGAGGCAATTACTGATTACTTCGAGTATCTTTCTACATATGATATCCCACAGAAGGACTCCTATCTGTTTGAGTGGCTTTACGGAAAGTACTATCAAATTGAGATAATTGATGATATTGATTCACTACTTGAGGAGCTAGATGAGCAGGCCGCGGAAGAAGTGGCTGCGAATTAAAACTCCTCCTAAGAAGAGAACAATGACAACCGAGCCTGGATATCTCTACTGCATGACAAATCCTCTTTTTGATGGCATGGTGAAGGTTGGGTTCACGAATATGAATCCTGCTGAAAAGGCCGAGGAGCTCTCAAATGGTCCCGTTCCGATTCCGTTTGAAGTCGCCTTTGCAAAGAGAGTTACTGCCGCAAATGAGAAGGAGAAAGTTCTTCACAAGTTACTTGAAAAGTATACAAGCCGTGTGCATCCCGCAAAGGATTTTTTTAAAGTGACCAAGGAGGCCGTTGCAGAGTTTTTTGACTTGATTGAAGGTGAAATGTGGAGTTCTGAAGCCGTTATTTCCGCCGATATCTGGAAGGCGCTGACCGACCGTGTATTTGAGATTCTCAAGAAGGAATACCCGAAGTGGTCACTTGTCAATCTTGGGCAGGCTAAGATGCGCGTGGCCAGTGCAATCAAGAACAAGTACGGAGTCAACACAGTTCCTACGGTAGAACAAGTGAGAGAGGCGATGTCACTGGACACCGTGACTCCAGTCTGATTCTCTCTTTTGATAGGAGTAGACAATGATATAGATAAATAAAATAGCAAATCCTAAAAAAATAAGAACTAGACTTGTAAGACCACAAACATTAAGAGCCCTGTAATACAGTCTCTTATGCTTTATGAAGTGCTGTAGAATAATTTCATTACTCTGGGAACAATCGCAACAGTTTCTACGAGGTTGAATCTGAGTAAACGGAGCGGTTTCACCATCTGGAATTTCAACTGATTCAGATGAATCGTGGCGGGTCATCTCTGTCTTTACTTTGAAGAACTGGATTTAAGCTCTTCAAGTACACGAAAGTCATTTAGAGGAGTCACCCTTCGAAAACGCTGCCCAGTAATGACAGTACTCATCTCAAAGGTTCGCCCTTCATGTCGACCCAATTTCTGCTCCTCCTCCTTCTGAAGTGTGCTTCGCAAGCGGTCCGCAAGTGTAGTTATAGGAGAGGAGGGTGGGGCATCAGGAAATTGACGAGGAGAGGAGGGTGGAACATCAGGAGGAGCAAGTCCAGTATCATCGACAATTGCATAGACATTTGGTTGAATAGGCCTGGCAATATCATAAAAGGAGTAGGTGCGGGATGAACGCGGCTTTGGATTCTTAATTGAAACCTTGCTAAGAGGTCTCTGTATGGATGGGGGTAGTTCGGGAAACGGTGGAGTCTTAGGAGTATGAATAGCAACCTCTGGTTTTACAGGTGGAAGCATAGGAATCTCATCATCATCATCATATGCAAGAGCTGCAAACCGATTCGCACTCATGAATGCTTTTTAACATAAGAACAGGCTCCCATCAAGTTCAAATTTAGGTAGGGGAAAATTTGTTTTATATGGGCCTTGTAAGAAAAAGCAGAATGAATCTCGTCATCGTCGAATCACCTGCAAAGTGTCAAAAGATCCAAGGATTTCTGGGTCCAGGTTGGCGTGTGATTGCCTCTATGGGACATATCCGCGCCCTTGAAGAGGATTTGACGGCTGTTGGCCTTGAGGCTGATTTTGAGCCGCGATTCCAGTGGCTCAAGGAGAAGGGAAAGGCCATTGCGCAACTCAAGGAGGCCGCACAGGGTGTCACAAAGGTCTATCTCGCGGCGGATGATGACCGCGAAGGGGAGGCGATTGCGTACTCGGTTGCACTTCTTCTAAAGTTGCCTCTTGCAACAACAGCACGCGCAGTGTTTCATGAAATTACGGAAAAGGCTGTCAAGGCGGCTGTCGCAAAGCCGCGTGTACTCGACATGAATCGTGTAAATGCACAGCAGGCACGCGCAGTGCTTGATATGATGATTGGTTACACGATTAGTCCACTCCTCTGGAAACATATTGCACACGCACTCAGTGCAGGTCGGTGTCAAACACCTGCATTGCGACTTGTTGTTGACCGTGAACGAGAGATTACAAACTTTAAGGTGAGTTCCTCATGGCGAGTGAAGGGAGTCTGGTCAGATTTGCCCGCGGCCATGACGGAGGATCTTGAAGATGAGGAGTCCGCTCAGAATTATTTGGAGAATATCTACAATGTCATGGAGGGGACTGTACAGAAGGCGGAAACTAAGCCATGGACGGAGGCTGCACCTCGGCCACTCATTACGAGCACACTTCAGCAGGAGGCGAGTGCGTTGCATGCAATGAATCCTAAGTTCACCATGCAGGCTGCACAGCGTCTGTATGAAGCGGGACATATCACCTACATGAGAACGGATAAGGCAGTGATTTCAGAGGAGGCAGTGGTCGCGGCCCAGTCATGGGTGCGTGAAGCATTTGGAGTGGAGTATGTGGGTGGGCCTGCTGCTGCGCCTGCGCCAGCAGCGCCAAAGAAGAAGACCAAGGCTACAGAGGTGCCACAGGCGCCACAGGCACAGGAGGCGCACGAGGCGATTCGTCCCACTCACTTTGAACTGACTGAGTTGCCAGCGACTGAAGATTGGTCAGCAGGAGATCGTAAGGTCTATAAACTCATCTGGAATCGTGCGGTTCAGAGTGTGATGGCTACATGTCGTGGAGATACCCGCAAACTTATCTTCAGGGCAAAGGGTGACCCGTGTGAATTTGATTGGACGACTGCAGTGAAGCGCACAACCTTTCAAGGCTGGCGACGTCTTGGTAACACGGCTAACCTTGATGAAGAGGAGGAGACTGCCGATGCAGAAGCTGAACTCTGGAAGAAGGTGAGCGGTATTGAAGCAGGCAGTGTGCTACGATGGTCGAGCCTTGAAGCGTATCCGCATGAGACAAAGGCTGCAGGTCGCTTTACAGAGGCGACTCTTGTTCGTGAGCTGGAGAAAAAGGGCATTGGTCGTCCAAGCACCTTTGCCGCTCTTCTTGCGTCGATTCAAGACAAAAAATATGTAGAGAAGGTGAATAAGCCTGCTCAAAAGGTTCAGCGTACTCGCTACAAGCTTGTACCAAATCAGTGGCCAGCGACTCGCGAGACCTTTGAGCAGAGCATGGGTGCGGAGAAGGATAAGCTGGGGCCGACGCCGCTTGGTGAACGGGTCATGGGATTCTGTGCTGATAAGTTCAGTGACCTCTTTGACTATGGATTCACTGCACTTATGGAGACGCGGCTGGACAAGATTGCTGAAGGCGAGGAGGAATGGAAGAAGGTACTGCGCGATACATGGGCATCGTACAAGGA